AAATACGAAATCTCAGGAGCACCTGTGAGCCACTGGTCCTGGGTTCCTGTTATGGCGATTTGAAGTTTACCTGCCATTCTTACTAGATGTGAGTAAAATTTTATGAAATAAAACGGGGCGGTATTATAGATGGATCTACGATTACGTAAATTTAATCCAGCCACCATGGCGGATGATAAAGTATGTGTTTTTGTTGGTAAGCGTAATACTGGTAAATCTACACTCGTCACTGACATTTTATGGCACAAGAAACATTTACCAGCTGGAATAGTTTTGTCTGCGACTGAAGAAGGTAATCACTATTATCAACAATATGTTCCAGATCTTTTCATTTACGGAGATTATGATAGGGATGCCATAGAACGTGTTATGGAAAGACAGAGGAAACTCGTAGGAGCGGGTAAACCAAATTGTGGTGCATTCTTATTATTGGACGATTGTATGTATGATAACAAATTCATGCGCGATACATGTATCAGGCAGTGTTTTATGAACGGGCGTCACTGGAAAATCTTCTTCATGTTGACGATGCAGTATTGTATGGACCTTCCACCAGCACTTCGCGCTAATGTGGATTATGTGTTTATTCTCAGGGAGAACATCATTCAGAATAGAGAGAAGCTTTACAAATCCTTTTTTGGTATTTTTCCAAATTTTGATATGTTTAATAAGGTCATGGATGCGTGTACCGAAAATTATGAATGTATTGTTTTGGATAACACGAGTAAAAGTAACAAGATAGAAGATTGTGTATTTTGGTATAAAGCAAAATTACGAAAAAATTTTAAGGTTGGGGCTCCAGAATATTGGAATACACATAAAAAGATGTTCAATCCGAAAGGTGGAAGCGCAGCCAATAGTCTTAAACAGGCAAAAAAGAGTACTCCCATTAAAATTACTAAAACTAGGTGAGCGCGAAAAATTATTTATTAGAAAACATTGTTCACTATTAAATGTCAGTTAATATTCCTACGTTAAATTTATCTGATCCCACCGACGGGATGGTTCCTATAAATAACAGTACTACATTTGTGGAAAATTCGCCTGAAAAAAATATACTACAAAGTAAAGAAACCATGGATTCTACACCGATCGCCGACATTATGGGACAGCCCCAGGATAGTTTAGATGCGCCTATGATGGCTATGGACCCTCGTGTGGTTCAGCAGCAGATGATGGCTCAACCCCCTTCTATGGTTTCCCAAACCGCTGGCAACGAGGGTTCGGATTCTAAGAAAAGGAACCCCTTAGATCTCACCGATGATCAGATGCAGGCTCTCATCGTCGCGGCCTGCTGCTCTGCCGCCGTGAGTAAACCTGTCCAGGATAAACTCGCAACCACCATTCCTCAATTTGTAAACGCACAGGGTAACCGAAGCTTTGTAGGGTTAGCCTCTACGGGGCTTGTCGCTGCTATACTTTTCTATTTCGCGCGACGTTATTTTTAAAATCGAAGTACATCCCCACTCTGAGATATGTACGCAACCCCAGCACCAACTACCATAGCACCCGTTACTATCAACGTTGCTACGGCAGTATCCTTAGGATCTTTACCATATTCTTTCAGGTACCTCTTTAATTTAGCCCACCTAAAACCTTCAGTCAACAGAATCATAAACAGTACAGAGAAGGCTGAAACCATGAACACGGTTCCAGTTTTAGCACTCAAGAAAATGCTGTGATTACCGAGCCACCATATCAACATTGGTAGGATAACGGTTAACATGGACATGTTAGCCCAGTATTTCCATTCTAAACGCATGAGAGGTATGCTGAATAGTAAAAGCATCCATATAAGAACGGACATCGTAAACCTGGCTAGTGGTACCGTCACGGCACTATCAATAACACTTGACATTTATAAGTATATAATATTATTTATCAATGACGTGCGATCCACAAAATTCTTTCTGTTCTGATATTTTTGTGTACACCCCTATCTGAACAGCAATATTGGTCAATTTCGCAAATTTGTTCCAAAATTCTTCGCTATGCGAATATTCTTCTACTACACAATGTACGAGCTCATGTAAAAGTACGTGAAACATATCGTTAACCGTTCCATCTAGACATAACCCTATCTCAGACCCCTTGTTGGTATTGTATCCTGGTGTTTTATTCCGTTTATGTTTAATGACGAGTGGTTTTGGTTGATAAATTTTCCCAAAGTCTTCTTCGTGTGTATTTATTAAATGCTCCCTGAGTTTTTTATACTTCGCTTTAACTTCTACCACTCTCTCGTCTTCGTGTATGTTTTTAACTATAAGAGCGCTGATCACCAGTAGTAATACCACGGCCAGCATTTTTATATACCAATATAAATTTACTGTACAATTCTGATATCGGGTGTCCCTTTAAACCTTCCCATAAATCTAATGTAAATCCTTCATTTTCTAGATGTGAAACTAATATATCCTTATGTGCTAAGGGTTCAGATTTAGGTCCATCTGCGTAATAAGGTGTATCGGCTAAATGTACAAAAAGTTTTTCACCGAAAGCACCATTACTGGTTTCTTGCATTTTGAAAAAATTTCCCAAATCATCTTGATAAGGTGTTTTAAAAATCATAGTGTGAGAATCTGGAAGTATACCTACAAATCTCCCACCCGGTTTTAATCTTTTTTTAATTTCTCGCATCGTTGATAAAAATAAATCTTTAGATTGGAAAATATAATGAAGTGCAAAATTGTAGCATATGACATCATGTTTTCTCACGGGTGTAGCATGTATATCTCCCAAATAAAAATTGACACGTATTTTCATATTTTTTGCTCGCTGTTTAGCTTCTTGTAAAGCTTCTTCATTAGGTTCACACATGTTTATATTGGCGCCAACATTTTCCCACTTTTTTAAATCGCCACCAAACCCACACCCAACATCCAATATACTATCACCCTTTCGAGTGACTCTTGATATCAGTTCTCTCTTTTCGTCGTTGTGAACACGGCGAAGATTTTCCATGATAAATTATACTTTTTTAACTCTAAGTTTGATTACTTAAAGGTAAAACGCCCCAATAAGATATAATGTCTCTTGAACAAGATTTCACCACGGTACCTGGTCAATTGTTCGCGTGCCTTAGTATCGTAGGACCAGAGTGTCCCCAGAAGAATGAAAAGTTTGGAATTAAGATTCGGGGGTGTTTTTCTACCCGCGACGAGGCGGCGAATCACGCAAAGCGTCTTCAGAAGGAAGATAGTACGTTTGACATTTACGTAGTTGATATGTACAAGTGGCTACTCATTCCACCCGACAATGCGAAGATTGATGACGTACACTATACCAACGACAAGCTTGAAGAGCTTATGACTGGGTATGCCGATAATCAGAAGATGGCGGCCAAAATGTTCAGTGAGCGTAAGCGTGATATGATCGATAAGGGTAATGGTTTCCACAAGCCCGGAGATGAGAACTCTCAATATTATAACCGCCCTGATGAAGCGCCGATCAGCCACCCCGCCGATATCATCGAAAAACTTAAACTCGAGAAGCCTGATACTCCTATGGAGGACCTCGTGAAGGAAGCCGATGTGATCATAGCCGAAGAGATAAAGCAAAGGCAAAAGGAGAGGGAAGAGCAGCAGGCTATCGCAGAAGAACCCGAGGCTGAGGCTGAGGCTGAGGAGGCTGAGGCTGAGGAGGCTGAGGCAAAGGTTGAGTAAATAAAAAAAATAAATTTAAAAAAACATCTTATTAAAAAAAATCTTAGTTTTTAATAAGATGATTCTCACATACATAATTGCATGTGTTATAATTTTATATTTAATGTACCTTTTTTTGAAAAGAAATGAAATATTTTCAAACACATTAACAGATGTAGAAGTTACAGCTCTTAGTGTATTTAGGGATACCGAAAAAGATACGACTGGAAGAAATAGATTCGTAGTGCAGCCTAAGAAGTCGGAAGATATAGGAGAGTTTAGATCTGCGAATCTTCCTAACGATCAAACATGGCTTACACCGGTCTGAGAACGATTGGTTGTTGAGTCTTCCCCATAAAAAATCCAAGAATGAAAGAAACAAATATAATGATGTACACGTTCTTATCCAAAGACGCGAATAAATCTACTTTTTGAGGTTCATCCATTATAGGGTAAGGTGGTGGCATCATGGCGGGTGGTGGTTGTGAATAAAAATATTGCGGATCTATCTGACTAGAATCATTATCTTTGTCATCCATAGTTGGATTATATTCTATAGGATTACCTATATCCGTATCCATATATGTATTAAAAGTCTATTTTTTTAAGCCTCACTTTCCTCATCACTTTCCTCATCATCATCTACGACAAAGCCGGCTAAATTACCGTTATCATCCGCATCTTCATCTTCATCGGAACTAAAATCTTCATCTTCTGTTTCACATATATCTGTATCGTTTTCATCGTAGTCTGAATCATACTCTCCATCCGAAAAATCATCTACGGGTCGCTCCGTGGGCTCTAACCGGGTGGGTTTTTTAGAAATGCGTCCTGAACGAGTTACGCGGGTTGTCATTCGTAATTATACATTGTACAATCCCTTTTAAATATATTTAGGCCTAAAAACGATATTACGATTGCTCGCTTCTTCAACGAGTAATCGTTCTGTTTCCTTTAGTATTTTGTCGCCTAAACTTGCCATTTCATCCTGTGTGTCTGGATCTATATCTATGAAGTACAACGCCATTTCGTTAAGATCTTTTACAGCGAGTTCTGTGTATTCTCGAGCTTCGAACACATGTTCCATGTTATCTTTAGCCATGTTCATGTTGGTCAAAAATGCACCGTACAGATCTGGGTGTATACCAGAATATTTATGCGTTTCTTTTATTAAACTTTCTAGATACACTGGACTACTTTTAACTTTTGTTATGTTGGTAACAATTATAAAAAACAATATTACGAATAACAAGAATATCATGTTATAACGCTCTTACTATTTTATCGAGAAGATTATGTGAGCGAGTTTTACAATCACATAATTGTTCCATAACAGAATTTTGTTTTATCCTGAATTGTAATTTTTGTTTTTTACACCCCGGACAAGATACGTTTGTATTTATGATATGCATTTTTTTACTTTTTTTATTTATGGAAATAACTTTGATTTCTTCTTCCTTGATTATATATTTTTTAATAAAATTAGATAACATATCGACGAGAGATTCCCCATTCGATTCATCAGATTTAGGTATAGGTTGACAAAATGTAAGAGCTTTATACCCATTGGGATACAAAGTTTTATAAATTTTATCCGGAAGTGCGTGTCTTCTACCACCAAAATTTTTACAATATCCATACTTTCTACCTTTCATAGTTTCGCATGTACAAAAACATTTTTGATAAATCATATCACCTTCTATTAAGAACCATACATGATTGGAAGCATGGGAACGTCCTAAATTTTCACAATATTTAGATGTCGACGATACGAGATATGTTTTTTCACGTTTATATATTTTAACAATTTCTGATTTATCTTGACCATCCATGTTTTTACGAATAAAAGAATTTATATGATCTGTGGTTTCGTAATCCGTAAAAACATCTTTCGTATCTTTAATATCGAAAGATCCTTCTTCCCGCATAGAACCCTCCACGACCACGTGATTTTTATTTTGTGTGCGCAATGTAGCCATATGTAAAAGTTCTATACACGGATCTTGATCAAAAATATATTCCAACTTTTTAGATTCTTGTATGTATAACATGACAGGTTTATATTCTCCTTGTGTGACTTTACCTTTATCACACCCTTCACACCCTCGACCCTCGCACGCTTCATGTTTCGCTTTTTTATGAGACCAAGGCATACGAAACCCACTTCCTTTCGTATTTCTTTTCCCATTTCCATACACCGCGGTATCCACTATATCTTTCCACATTCTTCCCGGGAAAAGAATATCTAAAGTCGATACTATATGCGAGTGTAATGCCGTAGCAGAACTACTGTCGACTACAAATTTGGGCCAGTTAATATGGATACCATGTTTAATTTGCTTCCCAACTTCTTTTGGTTCGGCTATAGAAATTAACGCATTTTTACCCCCAAAAAATGCGACACGATCACAAATAGCCCTAGAAACTTCTTTTAAATGTTCAAATGTTAAATGTTCATCACTTTTATAGTCTAAATCTACGAAAAAATTATACGTATCCGTCTTTTGTTCGACGACGTATATCTTTTCACCACTTTGTACAGCTTTGATGTACATCTCATAAAATTCATTCAATTTATCAAACGGGACGGATAGTATTCCACCATCCATGAGCACGTGTGATAGATTGGATCCATTGCAAAATCCTTGTCGTCTACACCACGACTTAAACATACTTACGTTATATTGTACTTAATTTTTTAATCTTCTTCTTCGTGCCAAATCGATCGACGATACGAAACATCTATAAATTCTTCATCTTCAGTTACGAGTTGTTTCTTTAAAACTAAAAGTTCGTACACAGTTTTAGTTTTAATTTCTTCAATATATTTCTCAGCTTTTTCTTCCATATACGATTTATGATCTATGAGTATATCTTTGATTTGCTTGAGAATGTAGTTCTTAGACTTCATTATTTAATAGCAAACGATTTTCTATTGAGAGAAGACACGCACGTATAGAACTCTGGATTACGTACGACATTTTTGACTATCCTATCCCATCTACGTCTCCCATTGAATTCTTGTAAAGTGTCGAAACTCATGAAATCATTTTCATCGTATGTACGTTTCATATTAATCTTTTTTGTATGCATCTTATGCTTTTCTTCGTTAAAACGTCGTATTAATTCTTGTTGATCGGTCCTGGAATAATTTACAAAAAATATGAATACGTTATATTCTAAATCTACAGTTTGACTTTCTTTAACCGTAAATGAATAATGTGTATAATCACACTTTTTTAAAGATACGACCCCTCGTGTTTCTTCTTCTAGTTCCCGTAAAGCTGTACGCAACGGGTTAAATATTTCTCTTCGTCTACACCCTCCGGTGACGAATATCCACTCTTTAAATCTTTTATCTCTCACTGTTAAGAATCTCGCAGTCCCATCATGAAATGACACTGGTATGGCGATGGCTTTATGTTTCTTCATTGCTCATAGCACTCTATAATCCCCTGATAAGTTTATTCGCTCGATTCCTCAACAGGGATTTTCACGGGTTCATCCTTACCGATGGGAGACGGCTTCTCTACGGGAGCCTTGACGAGTTGGATACGGGAGGGGCGCTCCACGATGACGGGACGCTGCTTCTCGTTGACGGTGTTCTTAAACTCCTCCATATCTTGCCTATTCTTTTTGAATTCATTGTAGATGTAGAGGGTCGCAACTAAACATAATACTGCGGCGACGATGGTTGCGGTTTCACGATCAAAAGCAAACATTATGGTATTTTAAGTATTCTTTTTTTTAAGCACTAACAATCGCGCCCATAGCTACTTTATCGTTCCTGGGGCACTCGTATCCGTGCTGAGCGAATTGAATTTCATTATAGTGTCCGTCTTTACACGGAGCGTTCTGTGTGGGAATATATTGATTAAGAGTTCCAGATTTAGGATCGTAGGTGATCATAAAAACGAAAGCCAATAAAAATAAAAAGACTAACATTTACTATTAATTAGGATTTAATTACTATATAACAAGCCGGCCATACCATTTTCTATGCGTAATATGTTATAGTTAACCGCATATATATCAGT